CCTAAATCTGCTATTCCTGAAATCATTAATAGTGCTGCAAGACGAGGTGCTCAAGAAGGTCAATCAAAGGTCTTTAGCCAACTTAAAAACTCTCGTAGTCAGCGTTCCAGAGTAGGTTTATAAGAAATGTCTATTACAACAATTGTTACTTTTATTCGTGTAAAAAATTCAAAAGGAACGGTTCAAGATCGGTATCAAAATGGGAAAAGAGACAACATGAATGCGTTAGAACACGATGGTAAATACCGAAAGAACAAAGGGAATAAGATAAGACTAGATGGATACGATTATTATTTTCTTCCGTTTATTTATCAAGGTGCAGCAAAGAATAGATCAGGCGACAACTTAGAAGCGGGTCTTGTCTTTGCTAATAATCCACTTGCAATGAATCGAGCAAGAGAAGCTGTTGTTAATAAATGGAGTATTGAAGTTTTTGTTTGCAGAGTTAATCCTGAAACGCTCGAACCTTTAACAACTTACGGAAATCCATATTTAACGAAAGATGTTTGGCTTGCCTCTTCTATGGGGTATGACACAACAACTGTTGAGGTGTTGCTTAGTTCAGGAATTGACGCTGTTGGTAGTAATGCGCCAAATAGAGTTTTGACGACTTCTCTTGTTGGGCATCTTCCTTCAACAGGAAGTATTCAAAATAGATGACACCGTTTGACTTTATTGGGCTTCCTTATCGTTTAGGTGCTAATCCTGAGCAGCATAAAGCGGCTGATTGTTTAACGTTATCCAAAGCAGTTTTAAAGTATTACGGCATCAAAAGTCCCTGTCCTACTAGAGATTGGTATAGACGGTTAAGGAAAAATGATTACTCAATTTTTAGGGAACAATTAGAGTTATGGGGAATCAAGACAGAACGTCCTAATATAGGTACTGTTGGCCTATGTAAATCTGAGAGAGGATATGGATTGGCAGTTTATTTTGAGGAAGGATGGCTGAACATAACTTCATACGAAGGGTCGGCGGTGACATGGAACCCCGTAGAGGCATTACAAGTCGAAGAGTTTTATTGCCCCAAGAAGTTGAATTATGTGAACTCTTAGGAATAACAGAAGAAGAGTATTGGTTCTTTGTAGATAAGACAGAAAGTTATAACGGCCAAAGATCAGAAGCTTATGATTTAATTCCTGACATAAGATGTGACCCTACAGGTGGGATTCTTACAAATATTGTTATTGGAATCGTCCTAAGTGTTGTCTCCTATTTGATGACACCAAAACCTAAAGCACCGAAATACAAAACACCGCCCAGTTTAAAAACAGCAGATGCCTCTGGTCCTAAAAGATTTGCACCTCAAACAGGTTTTGATTCTGTTCAAGAATTAGCAGAATTAGGAGACACAATTCCTTTAGTTTTTACTGATAGAGATGGAACAACAGGCGGTGTCCGTATTAATACCAAACTTTTATGGTCACAACTTTTAAGTTTAGGTTCAGGGCAACAACTAAAAGGAATATTTTTAATATCATCTGCAACTTTAGGAGAACGACCTGATTTTGAAGGTTATGCAATAGGAGATACTCTTTTAGAGAATTATACAAATGGAAAACTAGCTCTTTATTTCTTAGATGGTGGTAGGACAGGTTCCAATTCTGGAAGATTTAGAAGAAAGAGTGGTGCTTCTAATAGAGATCAATATGCGGAAGGCACTTTAGAAAATGAGAGTAGTGATGCCATTGCGTTGCCTTTAATCTTTTCTGATGAAAAAGATGACTATGTAACCGATATTTTTTGTGGAACAAGATCACCTAATACACAGGTAGAATTTGGCCTTTACGATCCATTACCAAATGGAATGAAATTTGTACTTCCTTATGAATTAGTTTTAAAAGGGAAAGATACGAAACAAGGAAAAGATATTGACACAAAAAGGAATAAGCTAAAGAAGCATTATGCTAGGTTTGCGGCTCTTATTAAGAAGAATAATAGTAAAGATAAAGGAAGAAAGTCTGTCAGTAAAGATGATACAGTTTTATATCACTTAACAAGTGATGTTGTAGATAAAAAATATTCAGATTATAAACCTTGGGGTGTTGAAGATGTTAAATCTTCTGTTAATGCAACAAGAGAAAGTGCTGATGATTCTATAGCAGTAGGGGAGCAATTTATGGTTGGTACGTCTGTTGCTGTTTGTACGAAAATGACAAATATTATGTGGCAAGAAGGATTAAATAAATACTTTACTTTCAAAATAACAGAAGGAGGAAGTGTCAATGTAAAAAGTACTGCTGACGCTGGAAATTCTTATTCAAGTTTAACTCTTCAAAAATGTGCAATAGCTACTGTTTCTAATACAAAATCATGTGATGTAACAGAAATAGGATTGAAATCGACAGTGTGGAAACAGATTACAGGCTTTGCTAATGTCAATAGTCACCCAGGCAATTGGGAATATGGCAAAAAAGGTACTGTAAAAGAGTATGAAAATGAAAATGGAAGTATTTCTCTAGGAAGCATTAATAAGTACATAAAAAGACTAAGTTTTTTCCGATTATTTGTAAGGAAAGCAGGTTCTAGTGCCTCTTGGAAAAAATTAAGTGCTAAACCTTTTTGTATTACAGGCAGGACTCCACAACCTCAATATAACTTTATAAGAATTAGCCATCCTTTCGGGCAGTATGAATTTAGATTGGTTCCTTATCCTGGGAATGAAGTATATAGGAGTTACAGGAATAAAACTGTTAATCGTTTAGGTGGTAACAACTTAGCTAGTTTTGAAGTAGATGATTACAATATTACTTTTAAAGGATCAACTGAATTTGACTTAAATCCTAATCAGATGTCGAATGAAGAATGGTTCTTAAGTGATTTACCTACAACAGCAAAAGGTACTGTTATCGGCTTAAGTTCTTATTCAAGTGGAAAGATACCGACAAAGATGGGTTGGTCTCCTACTGGATCAACATCTCAAACAGATGGAAAGCCTGGATCACGGAAAGAAGATTGGAACGGAGATGATGGGGGTAGAGGTACAAAAGGTTTAAGAGAATATGATGATGATAATGACGACTATTGGCGTGTAATGTGGAGAGGTAATTGGATCGGAACGACAAGAAGTGCGACAGGTTGCATAGAACACGACGGAAATAAATATTGTTTATCACCCAGTGATCATTACGGTGGAGGTAGAAAAGCTGTTACTAAGTATATTTGGACAGCCGTACCTGTTACTCCTACGAAGTACAATAATGTCTCGGTTACAGGTGGGACAGGAGGGAATAACACCTTAAATGTTAATGTTGAAAAATATACAAAAGACGGAAAGACTGGTTATAAATGGTCTATTGCTTCTAAAGGTAAAAATTATAAAACAGGTAATACAGTTAAGATTCCTCATGCAAATGTAAAGGTTACAATCACTTCAGACACAGCAGATTTAATTACACCATCTTGGCCTGCGGGACAAAACTTAAATCCTTATGATGCTGTTTCTGATTACGTTACTTTTGATGCAGAAAGAACCAGCCATTTGGATGGCCCAGAACACACTATCACTTATGTAAATGAACAGATAAAAGGCACAGATCAACCTTACACAAAGCTGGCAATGGTAGGAGTAAGGATCAACAGCTCAAAGGAGTGGAGTTCTTTTAGTCAATTATCTGCCTACATAAAGAAAGGTATAAAAGTTGAGTCTTTGATTCACGATGATAAACGCTCTACAAATTTATTCCCAGATATTGCTTATGCGTTATTAACTGATCCTGTTATTGGTGCTGGTGATCTTATTGGTGAAGTGTCAGTAGATAAAGAGGCAATGACAACTGCTGCACGTTTTTGTAGAGCAAATGATTTTTACTGGGACGGTGTTATTACTGAAAACCAAAATTTAAGAGAATTTATTTATCAACAGGCATCTTATTGTTTCCTAGATTTCACGATTATTGGAGGTCGTTTTTCTCTTGTTCCTGCTGTTCCTTATGACAGTAATTATGTGATAAAGAATAATGCAAAACCAGAAATAAAAGCTTTATTTACTGATGGCAATACAAAGAATTTAAAAGTGTCATTCTTGTCTCCTGAAGAAAGGCAACTTTTCCAAGCAAGGATTTTGTGGAGAAAAGAAAGGGAAACAAACGGATTCCCTGAGACGAGAGTAATTGAAGCAAGACTGGTTGATGAAGAAGGTGGTTCAGAAAAAGATCCTAGAGAAACCTTTGATCTCTCTGTTTTTTGTACCAGTCAATCTCATGCGACTTATTTTGCAATGTTTGCTTTAAGAGTCAGGCAGAAAGTAGATCATGGAATCAAGTTTGAAACAACTCCACAAGCAGCAATGCACTTAAGACCTGGACAATATTTTAGGTATTATTCAGAAGCTACTCATACCAGTCGTTTTTCTAATGGTGTTATCACTGATAACGGTATAATTCAATCTCAATCCATTGTTACAAATGGAACGTCTATCTTCTATTGGAAGCCAGGGGATAAAGAAGTGAAAGGCCCAACTGATATTTCTATTACAGATGGAAAAGCTGCTTCTAAGTTTAGAGGCTGTGTTTTTACAGTTGCTCAAACAAATGCTTCAGACCGTGTTTATAAAGTAGAAAGTATTACTTACTCAGAAGAAGGCTTTGTTGAAGTAGCAGGAAGTTTCGAGCCATTAACAAGCACTGGGACGTTGGCTACTTTAGACTGGACATCAGATGACTTTATAATCGAAGCGAGCTAATGGCTGACGTAAAATTTCCCAAAAATATTGCTCCTAGCAGCAGATCATTTAAGGCAGGAGAATATCCTCAATCTGTTTTTGAATCTCAAAATGGATCAAAAACTATTATTCGCTACGGGAACAAAGCCGTTAATGCAACCCTAACTTTAGGTTTTACGAATATTTCTGATGCTGATGCTCTTAGCATTATAACTAATTACAAAAACGTTAATAGTGATTGGGATAATGTCGTATTCGGAACGACAAGAGGTATGCAAGGAGTAGAAGATAAGGACTTAAGAGCTGAAATATATGGAGATAGTGAGGGAATAAGATGGAGATATTCTGCACCTCCAAGCGTAACAAGTGTTCAACCTGGTATAAATAATGTCAGTTGTTCTTTTGTTGCTTGTCTCGATGGGGACTAGAATAAAGCAAAGGTTTTTTTATTAAGGAAGATGTCTGGTTTTTACTCAGGTCAAGATGGACGTTTAATCGTAGGCGATAGTACCGTTGCAAAGGTACGTTCTTGGTCTTTTACTGCCAATCAAGCTGTTCTTGAAACCAGTTCTTTAGAAGATACTGATCGGACATTAATTCCTGGGATCAGAAGTGTTACAGGTAGTTGCAGTCTTTATTACTATCAAGAAACTGTTGGAGGAACAACAGATACAGGCACATTATTATCTAACTTAATTACTGCTAACAGTGGAAGTGGAGGAGAGCAAGGTGGGGGAACAAAAAGTACGGTCAAGTTTGAACTAAAAGTATTAGACGGAAATAATGATCGTTCAATTACTTTTTATGCCTATATCACAAGTCTTTCAATGACTAATTCTGTAGGAGAAGTTTTATCTGCTGATGTTAGTTTTGAAGTCAATGGAGCTGTTACTGGACTTGACTTCTAAATGGCTATTTATTTTGGTTCGACAGGGTTTATTGAGATTAGAAGAGGTAATAGTCGTCCTTTTAATTCGTCTTTAGATCCTGCTGACGTTAATACAACAAAGAAAAGATTTAGTGTTGATTTTGCGAGTGGATCAATATTGACAGGAGATCAATTAAAGATTGCAACAAAAGACGGTTCAAATTTAGAATTAGTTTCTGGCCATAACCATCCAGATGGCCGTTGGTACGTTCACATTGATGATGCTGGTGGATTGAAGTTATATAACAGCTTTGCTCCCGCTCTTTCTGGTGATTCTTCTACTGCTTTATCCCTTGTTACTCCTTCTGCTGCTAAAGATATAACAATTCAAAGTCAAGGAACGAGATATAGAACGCTAGGTAAAGTTAAAGAATTTGAAATTACAACGACAAGAGATACCGTTGATATTAATAGTTTAGGTGAGGATTTTAGACAGAGATATGAAAGAGGAATGATTTCTGGTCAAGGAAATATGCAATGTATTTGGCAACATCGTGTTTTTCAAGGAGATACAATTGCTATTCTTGAACCTGAATTTCCTGTCTATTTAGCGCAGTTAGCAGTTCGTCTTGAACAAGGAGCAGATTTTTTAGGCAGATTTTTTATCTATCACGATCCTGCTCAAACACAAACAAGCGTTTGGTATGAAGCTGAATGCTTCGTTAGTAATGTTGCTATTAGTGTCCCTGCGGCTGGACTTGTAGAAGCAACAATTGATTTTGTAACGACAGGCAATATTGCATTACATACTGGACAACCACCAGCGTATCTACTTCAGGAAAATACAGATAAGATATTGCAAGAGGATGGACAAGGTATTTTACTTGAAGACCCAACCTCTTAGAATGTCTTTAAAGGTTTTAATCATGCGAGGTAGCTGTGGCTGATCTACAAATTACGCAATTACCAAGTATTGCGTCAGGAAGTGTTGCAGCAACCGATCCATTAGCGTTAGCAGATGTCAGCGCAAGTGAAACTAAAAAGGTTACTGTTAAAGATTTAGTTACAAGAGGAGTTGCTGTTATTGATGCAGCAACAATTCCTGCTACGGCACTAAGTTATCCATTAACAGCAGGACAAATTGTTACAGCCACGCTTGCTGATAATGCAGTAACAGCAGCAAAGATTGCTAATACAACGATTACTGCTTCTCAAATAGCAAACGACGCTATTACATCATTAAAAATAGCTGCGAACGCTGTTGGTTCGAGTGAATTAGCAAACGACTCAGTTGATACAGCAGCGATTATTGATTCAAATGTAACGACTGCAAAGCTTGCCGCTAATGCAGTTACAACAGCAAAGATCACAGACGCTAGTGTCACTTATGTAAAGTTAGGTTTAAGTGATGGTGATATACCTGGAGCGAAGATTGCAGCAGGTGGAATAACAGCAACACAGATAGCAACGAATGCTGTTACTGCAACAGAATTAGCTGATAATGCCGTTGACACAGCAGCGATTGCAGCAAATGCTATTACTGCTGCAAAGATCACTGACGATACAATTACTGCTACTCAAATTGCTGCAAATACAATTACAGTTTCAGAATTAGCTGATAATGCTGTTACTTATGTAAAATTAAATTTAAGTAATGGGGATATACCTGGAGCGAAGTTAACTTCTCAATCTGTAACAGGAACTCAAATAGCAGACAATGCTATCAGTTCCTCTGAGATAGCAGATGGAGCTGTTTCAACAGCAAAGTTAGCGAACAACGCTGTAACGGCTGCGAAGATTGCAAACACAACTATAACTGCGTCTCAAATTGCTACTGATGCAATTACATCGGATAAAATAATAGCAAATGCTATTGGTTCAAGTGAACTAGCTAATAATTCTGTCGATACAGCAGCAATTATTGATGCAAATATAACAACAGCCAAGGTTGCAAATCTAGCAATCACAGCAGCCAAGATTGCTAACGATACAATTACTGCTACTCAGATTGCGGCAAATGCAATAGCAGCTAGTGAACTCGCTGATAATGCGGTTGATACAGCAGCTATAGCAACGTCAGCAGTCACAGATGCAAAGGTTGCTACTGGTATTGCAGGAACAAAAATAACTGATGGAACGATTACAGCCGCCAAATTAAATACATCAAATATTGATCGCTCGTTAAATGTCTCTGGAGATAATCTTGGTATTAATAATGCAGTAAGTGGTGGAGCGTCAGCACGAAGTGGTATCACATATAACAACGAAGGATTAATTACTGCAACTACTGCTTTAGTCGCAAGTGATTTGCCAGAGGCAACAACTTCTGCTATTGGTGCAGTTTCCGTTCCAGCAGCAGGCGGTTTATCAGTTACAAACTTAGGTGCAATATCAATTACTAATAGTGTTACTGCGGCGACACGATCTGGTATTACTTATAACGCTCAAGGTTTAATTACTGCTACTACAGCCTTAATTGCTAATGATTTGCCAGCCGCTACAACATCAGCGATTGGAGCAATTAGCGTTCCAAATGCTTCTGCTCCTTTAACTGTTGACGGAAATGGTGTTTTATCCTTTGCTGATTCTGGAGTTACTGCTGGTACATACGAAAAAGTTACTGTTAATGCTCAAGGGATTGTCACTGATGGAGAAGACCTAGACGCAGCAGATATTCCTGATCTTGATGCTGCAAAAGTAACAACAGGTCAGTTTGCAACGGCAAGGATTGCAGATAATGCAATCACGATGGATCAGGTTGGCAATAATGCAATCTCATTTATTCAAGAAGCACAACCAGCAATTACTGATCTACCAACTGGTGTTTATTGGTTACAAGAATCAACAGGGCAATTAAGAATATTTAACGGTAACAGTTGGTTCTCTGTTGGATTTGGTCGATTAGCAGAAGAGAACTTGAGATTCTGTGGAACATTTAATGCCAGCAATGGCTTGATTGTTACCCTGACTTCTTTTGGAACGAGCGCAGGTTTTACAGCAGGAAATGCAATTCCAGCAGGTACAGCCTCAATCACTGGTTGTTATTTCGTTTGTGTTGTAGCAGGTAATGGAACTGCCGTTGTACCATCAACTTCCTTTGATGCAGGTGATTGGGCCTTATGTATGGGCCTTAATGATTGGGATCGAATTGATACTTTGAGTGGTCCTGGTTCTGTTTCTGCTTTAGATGATTTATCTGATGTAACGATTAACTCTCCTACTGCTGGTCAGTTTTTTGAATATGCTTCTGATGGTCAGTGGAAGAATGTTTCTGAAATAGCAGGTGGG